CGCCGCGGTCCATCACCGCATTGACGTAGACCCGGCTGTCAGCGACGAACATCGATGTTGCGTCCGAATTGGCGCCCATGGCAGGGATGCTGGCCACCGCGCCGATCACCACCGGCTGTGGCTTCCATGCCAATGACGCGACATTCGGCAGAAACACGCCCCGGTTGATCGTCTCGTCCAGGTAGTCGTGCGCATCGCGCAGGTGCAGCGTCTTGGTGCCGTCGTCGTTGATCTCGATCTGCTCGATCGCGCAACGGAAGGCTGGGACCGCGTCGGCCCGCATGCCGCTCTCGGGTGCCAGCAGGATCTGCACCGAACTGCCAGAGGCACCAGTGCCCGCCATCCCGTCCAGCAAACCTTCCGCGTCGACCACGACGCACTCGGCGGCCGCTGCCTGGGACACCGGATCACCACCCCACGGCCAGAACGCAAGCTCCTGAATCAGGTTGACGCCCTCGGCCACCAACCCCTCGTAACGGGCATTGGCCGGGCTGTCGCCGGGCGCTGACAGCCAGTCCACATCGGCCAGCCGGGTCGGGCTGAAGGATGCAGTGGGCAAGCGCCAGCCAGCGGCCGCCGCCTCGCTTCGCGGTCCCCACTGCCCGGCGTTGACAGCCAGGCAGAGGCCACCCGCCTTCGATGCGCCCAGCGACGCGGCAAAGAACAGCGGACCGGACAGTTGCAGCTCGCGCACCAGGATCTGCGCGCCGTTGAGATATAGCCGCAGCTGGCGAGGGGTCGAGAACACCACCTGCAGCCCGACAATGTCCCCATGGGCCACTGTCGGAAGGCCCGTCGCGATCGCACCGCCTGCCTGCAGCAGCCGCCCGGCGGCGAGGTCCCAGCCGATACTGGCGAGGTCTGCACCCAGCGCCTTGTTCAGCGCTGCCGGGCCGGTGGCGAATCCTACGAGTGCTGCAACGGCGTCATCACCCCACACAGCAAACTCCACTCCCACCGTCCCGGCATCAAGGCTGAAGTCGGAACGTGCGTGACTGGCCAGCGTGGTGGCGCCGGTGGTGGCCAGGGTGAGCCCGCCATCTCGCGCAGCGAGTACCGGGCCAATGGGCGTGGCGGCGAACCGCCCGAAAGTGTCGGTCATGGTCATCCCAGTCCATCGAACCAGTCCTGCGCCTCGTCCTCGTCGGACCGTGGCACAAGAGCGTCGAGGTAGTGCTGAAAGGAGCGTTTGGTGCCGCCCTGGCTGTGCGAGGCGGTGATGTACGCGACGAAGGCAGCGGGCTTGATGTGCAGGCTCACGGGGTCGATGGGGTTCCGCTTGTGGAACTCCCACCACTCCAGGAACTCGCGGCGCGACATGGTGGCCCGCAGCTCTGAATCCGGCCGGTGCAGGTGACCGGCGAGGACCTTCCAGAACCAGTCATCGCCACGCTGCCTTAGCCGTTTCCCGCGTCGGCCTGGGCTTGGGCAGCATCCTCGCCGAAGCCGGAATGCTTCATGGCCACGCGCTGCAGCTCAGCAGCCACCAGCGGCTTGAGCTGGGCGGCCTGCGCCGCGTTCATGACCGGCTTGCCGTCCTCGTCACAGATGGTTGCCGCGATCAGCTTGGCGCGGTCGCCCTCGCCCCACAGCTTGCGGAACTCCGCATCCGGCAGCTCGCGGACATGGAACTGCGCCTTGGCTCCGTTGGGCAGGGTGATCGTGTCGGCGTGCACGTCCTTGGACGCGAACATGCCCAGGTTGGTGAACGACTGCAGGACGCTCAGGGGCTCCTGCGGCTGGGTTTGGGGGGTGTCGTTGGTCTTGCTCATTGGCCGTTTCCTCGAATGGCGACAGAGCGCGCGGGCCGCGCACGGCTAACACGCGGAGGATCCGCGCGCCCTGTCAGAGAGATGGCCCGCCGGAGCGGGCCTGCGTGGGCGCCGTTGCCGCAGCCTTACGGCGTCGGGCGGTGCGTGGTGACGGCGCCGGAGCCGCGGATGGTGATCGTCGCCTTCCAGACGTCGTTGTCCTGGCTGGTCACCGCGAAGTTCTGGACGAAACCGTCGAACTGCTTGGACAGCACGTCAGTGGGCGGGGTGATCTTCCCGGCCACTGCGACCGGCTTCGCCGCTCCTTCAGTTTCCGACTTCGGCGCGGTCACCAGCCAGTTCACGACGGCACCGGTCTCGTGCAACTCTTCGAGCTTCTCGTGGTCGACGCTGTCGTAGATGATCTCGATGCTGGTGCTGCCGGTCTGCTTGCGGCCAGCGACGAACTGGTCCCAGTCGTCGTCGTAGTCGGAGATATCGATCTCCGATGCCTGGCCATCGGGGAAGCCGACCGAACGCAGGCGGGTCACCTTGATGACCTCGGCCGCGCCGATGGCGACGAACAGCTGGGAGTGCTTCGACTTGATTACCTGTCCCATAGGGATTTCCTTGTATTGCGCCCGTCGCCGGGCATGAAAAAGGCCCCTTGCGGGGCCAGCGGGTTGCCGTTGTGTGGTTCAGCGCAGTTGCAGGAGCCTAGCGTCGAAGGAAATGCCAAAGGCGTCCGTGCCGTCGCTGTCAGGCGTGGGGTTGTAGGACTCGATGCTGCCTACGCGCTCGATCGCGTCGCGGATGGCAACGGCCGCGCCGTTGGCCTGCGTCAAGGCTTTGCCCCACACGGTCAATCGGACACGCCAGCCGTCGACCGGCGGCGCCTCGGACAGCATCGCGGTGGGCGAACCGCCGACGACCTCCCACGTCGCGTAGGGCAGTGCTGCATCCTGTGGCGCGGTTCCCGGCCACAACCGGATCGGGTCGCCAAGAACGTGCCGAACCGCTGCATCACCCTGCAGCAGGGACTGGATCAGGGGAACCATCATCGCCAGCCATCCTCCTTCAGCTGCTTGTCGAGCGCCGCCCAGGTTTCATTGATGATCACCTGCGCTGCCTCCGGTCCCTTGGTCTCGCCTGCCGGCGTGAGGAACGGCTCGGCCCTCATCTTCCTGGTGCCGAATTCCTTGAAGCGCCAGTAGTAGGCCCAGCCCGCCTCCTCATAGACCTTCCCGACGCGGCCGCGGCGCCGGTTGCGCTTGGTGTTGGCGTACTTGCGCCGGCGACCGGTCTTAACCCCGACCGTGTAGTACTCGCCGCCCTGGCCTACACCTGCGCGCTGCCGACTCTTGGTGTTGGCCCGGCGGGTGACGATCTGCGAGGCCATGAACCCCGATGCTCTCGGGGCGCGGCGGCGGGCATCGTCACGGATGACGTTGCCACCTTTGCGCATACCGGCTTGCACGGCTCGCCCTTGAATCGCCTTGGGCGCCTCCCGCAGTGAGCGCAGGAGGCCGTCCAGGCCGTCGATCTTCACTTGCTCAGCCATCGGACACCCCGGCATCGACCATCAGCGTGATATGCCCGCGTGCTGTCGCATCCGGCAGCACCGCACGAATCGCGTACACCTGCCCGTCAAACACCGCACGCATGGTCGGCTTTACCCCGGGCAGGTAAGGGATCTCGATGCGTGCAGTTACCTGCCCATGCTCGGCCGAGGCCGCAGTGAACTCTCGACCCGAGAGCGGAACTACCTCTGCCGGCACGTCAGCCCGCCATCTACGCCATTGCTTCACGTCCCCGCCGAGCGGATCACGCACCGGGCCGTAATCCTGCAGCTCGATCCGATGCCGGTATTTGCCTGCTCGCCTCATGGCAACACCCGTCGGTAGGGGAACATCAGCCGATCCAAGGTTGGGTTCTCGGCCAACTGCGAGCCAGCCACGACCGCCTCGCGGTTGGCGTACAGGTCACCCAGCAACAGCAGCACGGCCGCGCGCAGCGGCCCCGGAAGCGGCCCCGGCGTCGTCGTGAACTTCACCGGATAGGCGCCCGGTTCACTGTCGAGCGTGGCCGGCTCGATCGGCAGCGGAGAGCGGCCCTCGCCGACCGGGGTCCACTCATAGGTCGCTGCTGCCAACGCATACCCCGTGGTGCGCTCCACCGACTCACGCGCGGCGGTGATGAAGGCGCCGATCAGCGCGTCGTCCGCATCGTGGATAACTACCAGGTGCGCCTTCGCTTCGCTCAGCGACACGGGTTCCTCTGCCGCCGGGGTCAACGTGCGCAGCATGGGTCATTCCTCCGGCGTGGCCGACTTGATGGCGTTGGGGTGGGGGTCGATCAGCCCGCCAAGGCGCAGCGCATCAACATGAGCCGCGTTGACCTGTATCACTTCGCCTACCTTGCCCAGGTGGTTGTCACTGAGCACCAGCGCCGGCACGGTGTCACCCTCCGGCGGAGCCGGTTCTTCATTCGGTGACGGCACGTCATTGTCCGTCGCCACGGTTTCGGGCGTCTGGCTGGATCCGCCCTCATCCGTCTCCGGCTCACCGACGGCGGCTACCGCGTCAGCGTCGGGGCTTTCGGCGCCCGGCTGCGCGCCCTGGCCAGCCGCTGCGTCCACTACCGCAGCTGGCGCTTCCTCCGCATCGAGCGGACGGCCGGCCGCCTGAGCGAGGGTGTTCTTCTGCTTTGCCATGATCGTCTCCAAGGGACGCCCGCGCTGGGGCGTCCCTCCGTTCGTGGGCCGAGGCGGTTAAGCCGCAGCGCCGTGCTTGAAGGTCTTCACCGCGCCGCCCACGTCGACCAGGTTGCCGCCGGAGCGCATCCAGGCCATGAAGCCCACCTGGCCCTTCTTCACATAGGCCGAGTCGTTGAAGCGGAACAGGGTCACTGCCATCACGTCGCGGATCTTGTAGTAGCTGAAGTCGCCGAACGCGATCGAGGTGGCGCCTGCTGCCGGGGCCGGGGCGTGCTGGTTGATCTGGATGTCGCGATTCAGCAGACGATCCGGCGCACCGCCCGGATTGCCCTGCTCGTAGCCCGGCACGAAGATCGGCCGGCCCTGGTCGTCCTTCACCTTGCGGATCAGCTTCAGCATGTCGTCGTGGAACATCCACTTGGCCAGCTGGCGATACGCCGGGTCGACGCTGTGCTCCAGGTCGACCAGGTCGTCGTAGGTGATGATCGGCAGCGCCGAAACCGCACCGATCTTGCCAACGGCCGCTGCGGTGAAAGCGCCCATGGGCTGACCCACGCCGGTGCCGACGGTGTAGTTGCGATTGGTGACACGGCCCAGGCGGGTCTGCAGACGCTTCTCAATGAATCCGGCGATATCGGCGGTGCTGTCCTGCAGCAGCTCCCACGGCACGGTGACCACCTTGGAGCTGAACTTGTAGACCTGCAGGCCCTTGGTGCCGAAGGCCACGTCCTGATCGGTCGCCGACTGGTTCTCGGCGACCAGCTCACCCTCTTCCGAGGTGCCATCGCTGGTCGGGTACTGCATCGGCTCGCCGCCGGCCGTGCTGAACACGTCAGCCACCTGGCGCATGCCACCGAACGCTTTCAGAGCCTCCAGAATCTGCTCGGCCAGCGTGGTCGGCACGGTGTAGCCACCCTGTTCCGGGTTGACGGCCGGATTGCCCGACATGGCGGCGTTGACCTGCTTCCAGTCCTCAGCGCTCAGGGCGCTGTCACCGCCGCGTGCCCAGCGGTCGAACAGGCGCATCTCGTTGGACAGCTCCCGGCCGCTGCGGTTGGCGGTGTCGTGTTCACGCACACCCTGCTCGCGCAGTGCTTCGTCGGCCGTCAGGTCCATGACCTTCTGATGACGCTCGATCGCCGCGTCGATGCGCTCGATCTCGGCGATGTTGTTGTCGTACTTGGCCTGGTTCTCAGGCGTCCAGTTCTT